TTTGGTTGTAAACCAATTCACCAGAAATTACAGGGTTGTTAAACCCGCTAACTTGGGTAATTGTGTTTTGTGAAAAGAGTGCGATGATTTTACCCTGCCTTCCTGATGAAACCCCAACCCTCTTGTGGCGGGAGAAATTTGCCGTTAACTGTTCGCCCTAAACATTTTCTTCTAATAGTGCTTACATATACATTGTGTGCTGCTGCGGCTTTTGTTGAGGAATCAAATATACCTGAAGGCGTAATGTAAGACCCAATGTAATGCGGGGCTTCCGCACCAAATTTTCCATAATTAGGGTTTTCTGTTCCAATCATTACATTATTTGACCCGCCACCAGCGGATATATTCCAACCGATTCGCCGATGCGGTCTAAGTTTGGCTTCTATTTCGTAACAATAATCGATAGTTGACTTAACTAACAACTTAACGATTACTTTGTCCCAAATATCTTTTAAACGATGCTTGTGGCTACGTAAGCGTGCATCTATGTTAGATGCTGCGCCAATGTAACCTTGCGTTAGAACGTCTGTATGTTCTGGCAAATGAAGCCAATAAACGTAAGCCATGATGTTTCCCTGTACTCAGGTGTTGACGCTCCCCGCGTACTCGCAGGGCTACGAATCTTGTCTTGTTTTGATTGTACTTTTTCTAAATAAACATCACACCTGTGCTTGATAAATTGTTAAGCTAACGTTAGAACTCATTGGTCTTGCTGATGTAGGTACAGTTATTAAACCACTTGCATCACATACAAAATTACTTTGTGTAGGGGCGTACGCTTTTAATGTGTAAGTACCTGACGTGACTTGAAAAATAGGAACAGTATAAAAGCCAACACCCGCAGTTCTTGAAGTTGAACTAAATGTAAAATATAAACCAACTAAATCACTCCCTGACCCTTGCCATACCATATTATTTGCAGAATCAAATATTGCTAAACGACAATCAATTTGCATACAAACGGCACTGGAATAACCAGTTAAAGTTACAGCAGCACCACCAACAATACTAATAATAGCCAAACTAGGTTTAGTAATCGTAAACGTACCAATACTACCCCAAATTGCTGTGCTTTGATATTGAACTGTATTTGCGCCGTAACTTGTACTTGTTATGGCTGTAAACCCATTAATAAAAGCTGATGTTCCATTAAATACAATATTTGTGGTTGCGTTACCAAAAGCAAAATTGCCATTTGCATAAATTACGCCGCCCGTACCTATCATGGAATTTCCAGACAATGCCGGGCTTGAGCCTGATGTAAAAGTGCCTGTATTGGTTAATGAACCTGTATTTGCAGATATAGCAGATAATGAACCAACTTTTAAATTGCTTAAATAAGGCACGTTCCAAACAGTGTTGCCTGTAGTTGGGCTATATACGCCATCGCTTTGGTACATATATTCACCAGCAACCAAAGCCATAGGCGTTGCAACCCATGTTTCAGAACCGCCCCAACTATTAGTTGGCGGGAATGTTGTGCTGCCTGACGTTGTAATATTTGCTGGCGTGCTATTCAGCGGATTAATTGTAGATTTGGCATAACAAATTCTTGACGATGCACCTGTTTCACCAGAAAAGCCAGATGCAACAATACTAGCTGTAGTCCAATTAATCGTTGATGTTGTTGTGGTTGTTGCGTCAACCAATCTAACTGTTGCGGCCCACAACGTAAACCCTGCGCTTGGTGACGTTGTTATTGTTTGCGTCCACCCGCTAGGGTCTGCAAATGCGCCCGTAGCCCATGTATACGTGCTTGTACCTGTTGGGCCTGATGGCAATGTTGCCGCCCATTGGTAAACAGTAGGCGATGCGGTTTGCACTGCGTTGCCACCAGAAATAGCAGCAATATTAACGCCAGTTGTCCAATCAACTGATGTAATTGATGTTCCAGCAACAGCCACAATTTGTTTTGATGCTGCCCACAATGCAACTCCGGGCGTGCCGGGGTTAGCTGGCACTGTTACTGACCAACTATATAAACCGCTGTAACTGGTATTTGCGCCCGTTGCCCATGTGTATGTACTTGTACCCGTGGGGTTTGTTGGCGCACTTGTTGACCATTGATATAAGTAAACAGTTGCTGTTTGATTACCCGGTAATCCGGGCGTTCCATTTGCGCCGGGGTCTACAAACGTGAATTGCAAAATTGCATTTGCGCCTTGGCTAACAACGCCTGTTGATGATTTATAACGCACAGGCACAGTAAGCGTGGCAGGGCTGCTAGTCATTGCCGTGGGTATTGCCCATTGCGCGTACGTGCCGCCATCGGTGGGGGCGCTTAACGTCAAACCATTAGTAGTGACAATATCGCCATTACCCGTGGTGCTGCTGCCGCCAATACGCCAAGTATTGTTTACGAATGACCCAGCAGAATCGGTTTGTGCAGTTACAAAATCAATTGACCCACCCGCTGCGCTGCCATAAAGTTGCGTTATCAATCCCGTGAATACAGGCGTAGGGCTTACACCGCTTGTTCTTGGCACAAGCATAGTAACAGGTGAAAATGTTGCTAAAAATGTTCCTGCAACTGCGGTTGTTGTTGGATTTGGCAACCATGACAATGCCGTAGATTGCGCTGAAAGCAACGATGCGCTAATTTCGTTTTGTACTTTATACGCAAAATAATATGTGCCCGTGGGCATTTGTATATTGGTAAAAGTAAAATTGGTTGATGGCGTGTACGCGTTGCTTTCAGAACTGCTTTGTGAACCATAAACCAACCAATCCCCCGCGCTTGGCGTTGCCACAGTTGTATAAAACAACGTAAACATTGTGACGCGCCCCGTTGTCGGGATATAAATAGTTACATCAAAGCTAGGCACAGTTGCCGTTGGCAGTTGATTTGAAATTGTTGGCGCAGCTAATACGCTGAAATAACTTGGGTTTGCTAAATTGCTATTAGGTGCGGGTGCGTATTGCGTAATTGACGCATCATCATAAACTTGTGCGTTATATTCAATCAAATCAATAGTGGCAGACAAATCCCCCGTGCCATGCGATTGTTCTGATACCTTCATAACGCGGAATAATTTATCCGTCCATCCATAATCCGCGTTGGTTACGCTAACAACATCGCCAGCATCTACTTGGATGCCGGGGTATGGCGTGCTAAAACTAACAATCAAATCTTCACGGGCTTGCTCCAATTGCCTGTTGGCAAGGTATTGGGCTTGCACGCTGTCATTAACCAAATCTAAGGTAATGCTTAATTTGTTAATGGGTTCATTAGGGTATAACAAACCAGATGGCGTTTCCAAATAAACGTAATCTGTTTGGTCGCGGTTAAGTTTGTTTGGAAAACTTGCCTGTATTTGGTTAATGCTGCTGGTTAGGTCATAACTGCTAACCCGAATGTCAGACATGATATTGCTATCATTAAAAGCAAAACCAGTTGCCTCGGCTTTGTTGATAACAATTGCCCATTTACCCGTGGTAGCGTTGTATTGTGTCCAGCTATCGCACGCGGACATGATGCGATCAATGTTTTGCAAACAATCTAGGCCAGTATCCAACACGCCATTAATTCTGTAACGCGCTTGTGATGCTGACCCACCGCCGCTAGGCGTGTATGCAATAGTTGCGTCCGAATATGCGTTCAATGTTGCTACTGTAGTGGTATCAACAATGGTTGCGTCCATTGCTGCGCCATAGGTTTCGTTGGTCATGTAGTCATACCAAACGTCTCCCGGCTTTGCTACGCCTGTGCCATTTAAATAATGCTGCGCTCTAAACGTCACGGCTTGCATTTGCGTGGTTTGCGCTTCACGGCTGTAATTCAGTTTAACAATTGCAAACGCCAAACCATTCATTTGCCGCCCGGTGCTAGGCCATTGCTGTGCAGCATCTATGTCTGCACCGCCCATGTACGTTGAAGGTAATGGCGCACCATTTAGGCTTGTTATAACTCCCGCTTGTGTACTGGTGTACAAAGCAATATACAAATTGCCGTTAATTTTTGTATCTACGTTGCCAGCACCATCGGTAAGGCTAACAACTTTTGTAAGGTCGGTAGTGTCAAAAGTAATAAGCCTATCGCTGTAATAAAATTTTGTAGTGTCAAAAAAGAATTGACCATTAGGGCTAATTGCCGAAACAGTCATTACGTAATACATGGTTTTTTGGTTAATTGTTAGCACCGCATCAGTAAAAATGCCGCCTAAATAAGCATCACCATACACCACGGGAATGCTATTTGAATTGCTTGGTGGGCCTTGTAAGCGCACGCCGTTATCGACAGATGCGTTTGTGCCCGTTTGTGCGTTAGGTTTAAAAGAACGCGCTATAACTTGCGACAGCGCATAAGTAACCGCAAAAGACGCAACAGCAACGCCAACGCTACCAAGGGCTGCGCCCATTAAAATAACATCGCCAGCAAAAAATACGTAAGCAATAACTGACGTAGGCATTCTTTTATTCCTTGAAAAAGGTTGCTTCTAAGGGTCTATACCCGCGTTTAGTGTAATCAATCAATGGTGAGTTTGCCATCACAGTTGTACAGGCATAAGCCACGCGTCCACTATCAACCATTGATTGGGCCATCATGTTGAATTCAGCCCATAACCTGCCGCCCAATGTGCCGTTTCTGTGTTCATGTTTTACCCACCATGCCAGTTCATGCAAGATTAAAGCCTTTGGACACCAAAGGTTAGGCGCAACCATAGCCAGCAACATTCCTCTGTAATCATCATCAACCAAAGCAAAACCGCGCCCGGACACAATTTGAAATATCAATTTTGTTACATGGGCGGCATCATGATTTGTTTCTGCACGCAATGCTTGTGGGCTTGATTCCATAGCGTATTGGCGCATCATTTCTACTAATGCGGGAATGTCTTGTTTTGTAGCTTGTCTTATCAAAATAAAACCTTTAAAAACCGCTGGATATGCTACTATTTACACTTGATGCCGCGTCTTGTGCTGCTCTTGCTGCTGCTGCTTCGGCCTGACTTTCAGCCAATGGTTTTGCACCAAAATCAAAATAAGTTGCAGCAATAATTGGCACTCTGTCCATGCTTGTATCGTTTGGGTATACAGTTTTCCAAATGCTTGGATTAGTTCTTATGCCGCCAACACGGTTTTGCAAAATGGTTCTGAATGATGCACAACTTAAAACGCAGGTTGCTACTCTGATTCTTTTCTCGGCATCAAAATCTTCACTAATTGCAACAGTGGAAACCAAACCTTGGTAACGCTTGAAAAATTGTTGCGTTGGCGTTGTGATGATTTGATTGTTGGAATCTAGGAACCCGCGCCAAACTTCAATCTTGCTGCCTTTGATCGTTGCCGACAAAATCAAAGCAATGTTTGCGCTGTCAATGCCAGTGAGTGATACGCCTAAATCTCCGCTAGTTGCTTTTAC